GCAAGAAGCCCAAGCCGGACGACTTTCAGCGCACTTTCCGGCCATTGATGGTGGGTATTGCCAGCGCGTTTGATTTCGATCCCGAGGCCGAACCCGGCGACTTGGCGCTATCCGCGCCCAAAGTTCAGTTCCTTCGCGACTACATCGCGGACATGTCGCTGAGAGCCAGAGCATGGACGCTTGAAAAGGCGGACACGCAAGCGGCTGATGAATTGAAGCGTGCAATCGAGCGCATCAAGGCAACTATCGAAACCTTTCAAGAGGAAAAATCACAGGATTCAGAGGAGCAATTATGAGCAGTATCACACCAAAACTGGAACGCCGTATCTTTGCCGCGCAGTTGCGTGCCGATGACGGCAACAACGGCAGAAAGATGATCGGCTATGCCGCTGTTTACAACTCGGACTCCGAGGATTTGGGCGGCTTCACCGAGCGGATTGCTCCCGGCGCGTTCAATCGCGCTCTTGCCGAAAAGCAGGATGTGCGCTGTCTCATCAATCACGATGCGAACATGATTCTCGCACGCTCAAAGAGCGGCACACTGGAGCTAAACACCGACGAAAATGGTCTGGCGATTCGCTGCGACTTGCCCGATACCTCCTACGGTCGTGACTTGCTCGTCTCGCTGGTCCGGGGCGACATCGATCAAATGAGTTTTGGCTTTGTCGTTCGCAACGAGAAATGGGCGGACGATGAGGGAGTAGAGTGCCCGCCGTGGTCTATGAGTGCAAGCAAGCGCACGATTCTAGATGTTGACCTGTTCGATGTTAGCGCCGTGACGTATCCCGCGTACCCGGAGACCTCGTGCGAAGCCCGCACAAAGTTCCTGTTCCCTGACGGCAAGCCTGAAGCCCCGAGCACCGTGCTGGTGGAAGACACTAAGGCTGCGGAAGAATTGGCTAAGGCTCGTGCTATGACCCGTCTTCGCGAAATCAGTTTGACTTTGTAGGACTGGCAAAACCAGATCACACAGGGCAGCTTCGGGCTGCCCTTTTTCATTTCTGAGTATTAGAAATTGTGCCCTTTAAGGACTCTGAAACCCAAAAAAAATATCAGAAACGTCGGCATAAAACTCTCTACAAAAACCCGGCATACAGAGCAGCTACGCTCACGAGAGTTGCACAGTGGGATACCAAACATCCTCAGCGTACTAACGAGCGCAAGATTAAACACAATCTCGGCAAATTCGGCCTCACGCCTTTGCAGTATGAGCAAATGTTGCAGCGACAGAACGGCATGTGTGCCATATGCCAGACGCCGCCAGCAGGACAGGGGCACGGATCGCAATCCTCATTGCACATCGACCACGATCACAAGACTAATCGAAATCGTGCCCTGCTTTGTGGTAACTGCAATCGCGGTTTAGGGATGTTTCAGGATAACCCCAATCTTCTTCTGCTAGCCGCCGAATACCTCAAGAAACACACCCATCCGTAAAAAATCGACTACCGACCCCTAAGTGAAGCGCCAATGAAGTTATGCCGCACGTCTGCGGCTGGACAAGAAGTCAAGTGGCTCGCTGGCGAAGCGAAGTGTGCAGCCGACGCAAGGCGCGATCCGGCTGGCTCCCGCAAACAGGAAATTTTATGTCTAAAGCCCTTGAACTTCGTCAACAGCGAGCCAAGCTCGTAGCAGAGATGCACGACCTTACCGAGAAGTCCTCGTTTCCCGAGGAATCCCAGAAGCGTTGGAACACATTGGACGGCGAGCAGAAGTCGCTCGAAACCCAGATCAACGCCATCGAATCTACCGCAACACTAACCGAGGAAATGACTCGCAGCATCAGCGGCCACAAAGAGACCGCGCAGCCGGGTGAAGTCCGCGTCAGCAAGACGAACACCAATGAAGTTCGTGCCTCTAAGGAATATAACGAGGCGTTCGACACTTTTGTCCGTAGCGCCGGGCGCAATATTGCCCCGATCCTCGACGAAGTCCGCACCTATTCAGGTCTGCAAGAACTCGTGGGCGGCGGAAATGGCGAGTACGTCGTGCCAGTTGGTTTCCAGAAGGATTTAGAAATCAAGCTGAAGCAGTACGGCGGAATGCGCAACGTTTGCAAAATCCTTACCACCAGCACAGGAAATCCATTGCAGTGGCCGACCATGGACGACACCGCCAACAACGGCGAATGGCTCGCGGAACAAGCGGGCGTTGGTCAGGTGAACCCGTCCTTCAACCGAATCACATTCACTTCCAACGTTGCATCCTCGAAGCAAGTTCTGGTTTCAGTCCAGTTGCTTCAGGACTCGGCATTCGACGTACAGTCTTTGCTGAGCGATGCAATGGCAATCCGTATCGGTCGCCGGATCAATAACGGCTACACGTCGGGCACCGGAAGCGGGCAGCCCAGCGGTATCGTTACCGCATTAGCCGCCTACAACTCCGGTTCACAGATCGTCACCGCTGTCGGTGCGAACTCGACCAACAACCCCGGCTCAACCGCGATCAACTCAGTCAACTTGATTGACGACTTGGACGCACTAATCACCAAGGTCGATCCTGCATACCGTGTGGGAGCGAAGTTCATGGCCAACCAGTCCACCTTGGACACCTTCCGCAAACAAAAAGATGGATTCGCCCGTCCGCTGTGGAATGTATCGGTCTCGGAAGACGAGCCGGACACGATCTACGGATACGGCTACCAGTGGAATCAGGATATGTCCGCAATCGGAGCGTCGAACGACTCAGTGTTGTTCGGCAACTTCGAGCACTATGTAATTCGCGACGTAGGTCCGGCAACGTTCTTCGTCTTTCAGGAAACGTACATGGCCAACCTCCAAAAAGGTTTCCAAGCATTCCTCAGAACTGATGGGCAGCTATTGCAGCCCGTCGCGTTCTCCGTGCTTCAGCACCCAGTGTCCTAATCGACGCTCACTAACAGACAAAAGGCAGCCTCAATAGGCTGCCTTTTCAATTTATCTGACCCCTGTATAGAGGAACTTTTCATGACTCAGCAGAAGAAGCGCGAATGCGCCGCGATCCAGCCAGCTATAAGAACAGCCGTCCTGTCGCGCCCGGACCCTAGAAAAAAGGTGACGGGATAATGCCTTGCTCGTGCGCGTGCGGTCATATCGGAACGTGTATCTGCTGTGCCGATGCTTGCAAGCCGCTATTGGAGCAGCCAAGCGCCGAGGACAAGGCTGGCGATCTGCTCAAAAGCATTCTGAAGAATCCGCAACGGAAGGAACAATAAATGCCCGGTCTCGTCCGATACTCGCTCAACACCGTGTGGCCTGTCAGCCTCACCGAGGCGAAGAACTTTCTCAAGATTGCGAACACATCGGACGACAGCCTGCTGCAAAGCATTCTCGTTCCCGCCGCGACTATCTACATGGAGAACAACACAGGCAAAATTCTTGCGTCTCGGGAATTTATCCAGTCGCTCGACAGCTTCCCCTTCTACCCCTATTCTCGCGAACCCTACGGCACGCTCTACGGCGTCGGAGCATTGTCACTGTACTTCGGCTACGGCCCGATCACGCCGACACCCTTTCCGCCCTACGGCTTAAACAGCGGAGACCGACTGCCATTCCAGATCGATCTGCTCGCGTCTCCCGTCACCAAAGTTGACCACATCCAATACGTTGACTCGACTGGGAACGCTGCGAATATCTTCCCCGGCGTGGACTTCATCGCCGATCTAATGAGCGAGATTCCGCGAGTCGTGCCCATGCCCGGCTCAGTGTGGCCACAATGCACCATCGGGTCGAACAACATCAAGATTTTTTTTACTGCGGGCATGGTCGCCTATGACCCGTTTGCCTCGCCGCCAGATGACGTGCCCACGGTAGATCAGACTGTTGGCAGCCCGCCCGTTCCTCCATTGCAACTAGTCGAGCAGAAGTACATCAACGCCTTACCCGAGGACTTGAAGGTAGCGATCCTCTTGGTGCTGTCGCACTTCTATTTCAACCGCGATGCGGTGGTCAGCGGCAATGCCATCACTGTGCCGCACGGTTTGGACGCCATCATCGGCTTAAACAAAGTGATGGACTTCAGCTTGGGGCTGCGCTAAATGAGCCTGCCAAGACTGAGTTTCGGAAGCATCCGGCAAGGAGCATACACGCCTCGGGGTGCGATGAAGGACATCATCGTCATCCTGAATCCACCTGCCCGCAATGAGGACGGCACGTTCGCCGACCCGACCACGTTCGCAACATCGTGGGCAAAGATCACCGCCCTACAGGGTCGCGAGCTTTACAAGGCTCAAGAAGTCGTTCAGGAAGTGACCCACATGATTACGATCCCGTTCCTTGCGGGGTTGGAAGAGAACATGACCGTCAGCTTTGACAGCCGCATTTTCGTTATTCAGGCGATACAAGACCCGGATGAGCGGCGCGTCGAGCTTCGCTTGCTTTGCGTGGAAAGAAATCAGAATGCCTAAGCCAATCGAATGTCGAGTAGAGGGATTGGATGAGATAGAGAACGCTTTGCTCGATCTGACTAGCAAAAAGGCACGGGCGGGGATGCGGGAGGGATTAGGGGACTCGGGTGAGTTCATGCGAGTAAGCATGGCACTGGAAGCACCTAGCCGCACCGGAGACTTGGCGAGGAACATGCAATCCAAGGTCTTGCTCAGTGGCAAGAACGACGAGGGCGTCGTGAGCGTCGGGCCATCGAAGAAAAATTTCTACGCGAAGTTCAT